CTATGTGAGCCCGGTGGCTCGAGCACAGCAGACCTCAGATGCCCGTGCGATCATCGACTTCAGTGGGTTCGTTGCGAACCTCGCCAATGTGTCACCCGAAGTATTGGATGTGGTTGATTTCGATAGGGGTGCGCGAGAACTGGGTGATGCACTGGGTGTCCCCGCTACGATGTTGCGTGATGGCGAGGCAGTTGAGGAGCGACGTGCAGCAGCCCGTGAAGTGGCGGCGCAGCAAGAGAAGGAACGGCAAGCGGTCGTTGCGTCGGATCAGTTGGCGAAACTGGCAAGTGCTGCACCGCAGGGTGGAGGTCAGTGAGTAGGGAATATGTCGATCGGATCGCAAGCGACTACAGGAAGACATTCAAGACTGCATCGGGCAAGCATGTACTCATGGATCTGTACGAGAAATGCCATGGGCTCCATTCGACGTTCCCCGTCTCAGGCAGTTCGATGGAGATGGCCCATAACGAAGGCAAGCGATGGGTGCTTCTCTATCTGGTCGATAAGTTGAAGGAACACGATCAGGATCTCAGGAAACTCTGGGAAAACCACATCGCAGAACGAGTGAGAGAGGAAACTAAATGAGCGCAGCAGAACCCAATATCGCAGAACCAGTCAGCGAGTCATTCACGTCAGAACCGTCGCAGACAACGTCCGTACCGATTTCGACTCCCTCGCCGACTGGGAATTGGCGAGACTCGTTGTCGGTGGATCTGCGTAACAACCCCACGCTCGAAACGATCCCCGACATCGAGACGTTGGCGAAGAATCACATCAACGTGCAGAAGTTGATTGGCACGGAGAAGATAGAGCGTCCCAAGGAAGATTGGACGCCGGAGCAGTTCTCAGACTTCTACACGAAACTAGGTCGTCCTGCCGAGGCGGGCGACTACGATCTCGATGCTATCGCACGCCCCGAGAATCTACCGTGGGATGATGGGTTCCAAGATTCGATGGTCAGCATCATGCACGAAGCGGGCTTGAGTCAGACGCAGGTATCGAAGATCCTGTCCGGGTACATCGAGTCGGTCGGCGGTCAGTACACAGAGGCAACGGGTGAGGCACAGCGGAGTCGAGAGACGGGCATTGCCGATCTTCGTTCCGAGTGGGGTAAGAGTTTCGATTCGCAAGTCGATCTTGCCAAACGTGCATTCCGTTCCGGTGCAGGCGATGCATTCGAACAGGTTGCCGGGATGATGCTCGCCGATGGCGGGAAACTCGGCGATCACCCTTCCATCATTCGTGCCTTTGCGGCACTGGGCGGGAAGATGAACGAGCATGGACTTGTGGGTGGCGTTACGTCGAACTTGACGATGTCGCCGCAACAGGCGGGTGGTGAGCGTAACAAGCTCATGGCCGATCCTGATTTCTTGAAAGCGTATCTGGACGGGACACATCTCGAACATGATGCGGCAGTGAAACGAATCAATGACCTCACGATTGCGGAGGTTGGAGAAGATATTTAGTAGATGAGTAACGGGTAGCTCCGCAAGGAGTCCGACGCTGACCGAAAGAAGGTCGTCTGTTGCCACGTCACGGCTTCAGAAACGGTCCACAACCGCATAACGGGTAGCCGCAAGGTCCGTGTCGCTCAGTGGGTAGCCGGATCGCTTGGTGAAAAACATCAACGAAACGGAGGCTCATAATGAGTACCGAAATCACAACCGCCTTTGTGAAACAGTTCACAAATGGCATCACTCTTTTGCAACAGCAGATGGGGAGCAATCTCCGACAGGGCGTGAGCGTAGAGTCGAACATCACGGGTGACCGTGCGTTCTTCGATCAGGTGGATGCAACTGCGATGACGCAGATCACCACCCGGCACGGAGATACAGACCTTACGGACACCCCGCACAGACGACGCATGGTTACCCTTGCGCCGTTTGATGTCGCCGATCTCGTGGATCGTGCCGACCAGATCAGAACTCTGAATGATCCGACGAACGCCTACGTTCGTAGTTTCGCGGCTGCGGCAGGACGCACGATTGATGATGTCATCAATACGGCATTCCAAGCAACGGCGGCTACGGGTGTAGACGGGAGTGGATCGGATGCGTTCCCGGCAAGTCCCGCGAACACGGTCGTTCATGGAGGCGTTGGGCTTACCACCGCCAAGGTGATTGCGGCCCGTCAGATTCTCGAGGCTTACGAGAATATGGAAGATGGCGGTGACAACCAGTGGTATTTGGTTGCCAATGCACAGGGACGAGCGGATCTTCTCGCTGACGCTCAATTCCAGGATTCGGACTTCAATGCCATCAAGGCGTTGGTTCACGGCGAAGTGGATACGTGGCTCGGGTTCAAGTTCCTGAAGTCAGAACGTCTGACGACGGACGGAACGACTACGGATCTGTTTGCATGGCGCAAGGCGAGCATGAAGCTGGCTGTGGGTCAGGAGCCGCGTGGCTTCATCGACGTACTTCCCGGCAAGCGGCACTCGACGCAGGTTCGTTACGAAATGGACATCGGTGCAGTTCGTATGGATCAGAAGGGCGTCGTGAAGATCGAGATTCGGTAGTTTTGATTAGCCGGACGGTGCGGGGTCGTGCTGTCCGGCGATTCAACATTGTGATGCGGTGACGTGTCACAGGAGCACAGAGAATGCCCAATTTTAATTCAGATTTGATTACGAACACAGTTGCCACTCCTCCGGTAAGGAACCGGGTAGGGCTTGGCGGCGGTCGTGAGCGCAGGAAGACGGCGAAGTACGCATTCGCAGGTGCTCAGGCCAACGCGGATACGCTTCGTATGATGAGGATCAAGTCGAACGATGTTCCGAACGAGATCCTTCTTTCATGTGATGCGCTGACTGGAATGACAAACGTGGATGTTGGCCTATACCTGCCCGGAAATGCCGGTGCGGTCGTGGACGTAAATCTCTTTGATTCTGCCCAGACGTTGGCTACGGCTCTCGTGCGTCAAGAGAAGCGTGTCGGAACGAATTCTGCTTTCACCACATCGGAGACACTCGGACAAACTGTCTGGGAGTTGCTCGGATTGTCGGCAGACCCGGTTCTGGAGTACGACCTCGTCTTGACGTTGATTGCCTCCGGTACGGCATCGGGAGATGTCATTCTTGAGTTGGTCTACAACGCAGGCGACTAATTGAAACCTTTGAGTGGGGGGCTCACGCCCCCTGCTCCTTGGGGGCTACATGGCTTCGGACATTGACATAGTAAACGGCGCATTGGCAAGACTCGGAGAGCAGGCGATTCTATCGCTGGCTGATCCCAGCCCTCCGGGCCGACTCGCATCCCGCACTTACAACGATATTCGCGATGCACTGCTGCGTGAATTCCCGTGGAACTTTGCAACGAAACGGGCTTCGCTTGCAGCAGATACCGCCGCGCCTCTATGGGGATTCGCACGTTCGTTTACATTGCCATCGGACAACTTGAGACTGATTGATGTGAACAACACAAGCGATCAGGAGTGGAATAACGAAGGCGGCAAGATCGTTACGGACATGACGGCACCGCTTGAAATCCGATACATCGCACTCGTGCCGGTTGATTCGATGGACTCGACATTCAGAGAGGCATTGTCTGCACGTCTTGCGATGGAGTGGGCTGAGCCGTTGGCGCAGACGAGTACCGTCGTGAGTCAGATGTCTTCGTTCTATGTGAACAAATTGCAGGTCGCAAGAGCAGCCGATGGGCAAGAGGACCGTTTGCGTGTAATTGATTCACCGAGCTTCGTGGATTCGAGATACTAAGTGCCCCGTATCGCAAGACTTATCAATTCGTTCAACGGGGGAGAAGTATCCCCGGAGTTCTACGGACGAGTCGATCAAGATAAATACGGTACAAGCGTGAAGCGCATGAAGAATTTCATAGCGCATCCAGAGGGAGGTATGCATCGAAGACCGGGCACTCTGTTTGTGAAGGAAGTGAGGGATTCGACGAAGAAATCGAAACTCGTCCCGTTCGTCTTTTCGACTGTGCAGGCATACATGCTTGAATTCAGCGAAGGCAAGATCAGGGTATTCGCAGATGATGCAAGGCTGAATATCGTTACCCAGCCAACCATTTTAGATCCCAGCGTGGACACCTTCGGCGCTCCTGAATTCGTCTTCACCGATCATAGTTATCTGCATAACCTGGGGCCGTTCCAGCTTACGACAACAGGTGGCCTACCGGCTCCATTGTCCGTGGCTACGGACTATTGGATTGTCTTGCCCACAACGACAGTGTTTGTCGATGCGGATGTGGATGTAGCCACGGAGATTATTACGGCTCCCTCTGCTCACGATTACGTGACCGGACAAGGCCCGTTCAGATTCACAACGACCGGCGCTTTGCCTCAAGGCATTTCGGGCAATCTCGATTACTACGTTGAAGTTGTCTCTGCAACTGAATTCAAATTGAGGCTTACTCCGGGTGGAGCATCCATCCTGCTTGGCCCAGCCTTGCGTCTCGGTACGCACACGATGGCACCCACTCGCGATTACCTGAGAGATAGATTCAGGTTGACGGGTTCAGACGGCGGCGCTCCGATAACGCTGACTACCGCAGGTACAGGGTTCCATACATTCACTCCGAATTCTGAAATCGTACTCGAGATCAACACTCCGTATCTCGAAAGTGAGTTGTTCGATCTTCACTTTGTGCAGTCCGCAGACTTTTTGTTCATCGACCACAAGGCTCACCCACCAGCTCAGCTTACTCGCCGTGGTAACACGAAATGGTCATTTGACTTTTCAAACCAGTTCGATGGGCCGTATCTCGCAGAGAACACAGACGAGGATTCAAAAATCGCAGCAAGTGCGTCTGCGTTCCCGAATACAGACATCACGCTTACCCTATCAGGGACGATCACTGTAAACGACGGCGCAGGGTGGCTGTCTACGGATATAGGTCGTCTCGTTAGGATGAAGGTCGGTGCAGGCAATTGGGGTCATGTACAGATCACGGGCGTACATGAGGTGGCAGGCACGAACACGATAGCAAGAGGGACGGTCCGGTCTGTACTTGCTGGTACTGGTGCGACTGCGACGTGGCGTCTTGGGTCTTGGTATCCTGGCAACTATCCCGCATCGCTTTCATTCGCAGACCAGCGACTATGGCACGCGGGTGAGCCCGGATCTCCACAGACTCTTCACGGAAGTGAAACGGCCATGTTCACGGACTTCTCACCTACCGAAGAGGATGGGGTTGTCCTTGATACGAATGCGGTCAATTTCCAGATTGGTGCCAATCAAGTCAATGCGATGGTATGGCTTGGGACGGAACGTCAATTGTTTGCCGGGACGCCTGCATCTGTATATGTAGCCAGGGCTTCTTTACAGGATGAAGCAATCACTCCGACTAATGTGAACCTACCTCAAATCACGGCAGTTGGATCTTCATCAGTCCAGCCAGTGAACATCAGCAACAATCTCGTATACATGACTCGCAACAATCAGAGTTTGCGTGGAATAGAATTTACAGGGGATGCGAGTTCGTTCGTGTCTGTTGATATTACGCTGCTCGCGAAACACATATTCGGAAGGACTGAGACTGTCACGACGATGGCGTTCCAGTTAGATCGGCAACAAATCCTGTGGCTTACGCGCAGCGATGGTGTGTTGGTTGCTGTGACCTACGTGCCTGAACAGAAGGTGTTCGCTTGGCATAGGCACATCGTGGGCGGGAACTTCGGTGGTGGCGATGCTGTAGTCGAAAGCGTGGCTGTCATCCCGTCTACAAACGGGGCATACGATAAACTCTGGATGATTGTGAAGAGGACGATCAGCGGCGCAACGGTACGTCATATCGAGTCTATGGAAGACGAATGGCTCGATGGCGTGAGTACCAATATGCGATACGTCGATTCAGCTCCCGCTGCGTATTCGGGGGCACCGATCTCAGTCGTTACGGGGCTCGGTCATCTTGAAGGCGAGGTCGTGCAGGTACTCGCCGATGGGGCCACCCATCCCGACCGAACGGTGGTGGGTGGTTCTATCACACTCGATGCAGCGTATTCGGATGTCGTGGTCGGGCTCGGCTACGTCTCTGAAATGGAGACGCTAAGCCTCGATGTACCCGATCCAGAGGGGTCGTCTATGGGCAAGATGGCTCGGATAGATCATCTCTCACTCCGATTCTACGAATCGCTAGGTGGCGAGATCGGGTCGTCGGTCGATGCACTCGATCCGATTGTCTTCCGAAGTTCAGGCGATGCGATGGATACGGCAGTCCCTCCGTTTACAGGCGATCTGAAAATTCCGTTTAGAGGCGGGTTCGTGCGCGAAAAGGTGATTGTAGTACGGCAATCGCAGCCTTTACCCATGAATTTGCTTGCAATCAACGCATTGATGTCAACGGGTGCAAGGTGAATTGGCGTGCAACAGAATACGAGGATTTGCACAGAATCGTGATGAAAGAAGACCCTTTGGACGTGGATGTGATGTCACGGATGCCGGATACGGAACAAGTGAGGGAAATGCTGAGACTGAATGCCTACTCCTGGGTCGAGGATGACACGGTGATTGCAATCGCAGGCATCTCCCCTATGTGGAAGGGCGTGGGCACGGTCTGGACTTTGATCTCTGAAGAGGCTCGATCACGCGGTGTGGCGCTCACCAAGGGCATTCATTGGTTTCTGGATATGCTGAGACGGGACCGTGGCTATTGGCGGATACAGGCGACTGTGGAGCGCGGAGATGATCGGGCTCGACGTTGGATCATCCATCTCGGATTTGTCTACGAAGGAACGATGGTGGCTTATTCACCCACCGGGAAGACCCACGATATGTACGCTCGAGTGAGGGGATAATGGCTTTCTTGCCTCTAATCACCGCAGGGCTATCCATCGCAGGGGGTGTGATTGGGAAGCGCAATGCTGACGCAGAAGCGAAAACGATACGCGCTCTAGGCAAGGTCGAGGCTGAGGATCGTCGTCGGCAAACTCGGCGTCTGCTCGCATCTCAGAAGGTGGCATTCGCGAAGGCGGGTGTAGCGACCAATCAGGGCACGCCGCTCGATGTCATGGGCGATACAGTGGCCGAAGAGGAACTGGCTGCATTGAGAATCCGGTTTGGCCGGAAGTCGCAATCGGAGGCAATCAAGCGGCAAGGCGATCTTGCGCTGTTCCAAGGTATCGTAAGTGGCGCGGGCACAATTCTAGGATCTCTCGATCCGAGTGTATTCAGCAGCAAACCCAAAGCTGGCCCTTCTAAAGCAGCAGTCAACGGGGCTATGACATTCGATTCCCGCGCTGACATGGCGAATCGGTTCGATGTTCAGCCGTTCGGGAGATTAGGTCGGTAATGCCCCGCGTACCCACAGCCGCACCCGCATCAGGGGCGATTCCGTTTACTCGGAGTGGTTCGATCGCTGCG